GATGGCTGCGATCGCCTCGTTGTAGGTGTCGATGGTCGGTTCGGTCAGGAGCACGCGCTCGATTTTCCGGTAGTGGGTCTTCAGCGCGTTGACGATGGAGATGTTCAGCGAGCCGATGATCGACTGGTAGAGGCCACGGCGTGCGAGCGGAGGCACACCATCGCCGATGCAGGACAGGTAGAAGCCGGCGTCGTGGGTGCTCGCGGCCGCGGTGATGTTGGCGTCAGCGAAGGCTTGGGTCATGGTGGTCATTTCAGATACTCCAGAAGGTCAGTGACGGTGATGCCGATGGACTCGCAGTGTTCGAGTACGGCAAGGGGATCCATCGTGTCGAGTCGGTCGTCGTTGGTGACGGAGAGCACGAGGATCAGTTCAGCGATGTCGGGGTCGTCGTTGGTGAGATGCTCAAGGAACATTCATGCCCCCACAAAAAAACAAAAGCTGCGCGGTGGCAGCTCAGGTCGAGGAGTCGTGTGCTTGTTGGCGGGCGCATGCACAACAGCCCAAGAACAGGAATCATCAGGTCACCTCGAAGTTCCGCACGTGATCACGCGCAACGGTTGGACATGTCCCACAGACCGGGAACGTACTTGCTGCGCTCGTAGTAGCCGAACGCTTTGCGGCCCAGCGAGATCAGTGCTGAGCAGATCAGCGCGCCGGTCGCAGCGACCATCACGCCAGAAAACGTCCCCCAATGGAGCGCGTTCAACAGGATGAACACGAAGAGGTCGAGCGTGAGGGGATACGAGAGCATTTTCAGTCGCGTCTTCCACCGCATCTTGGCGAAGAACCCGATGAGGCCGAGTGCGACGATGACGCCGGATTCGATGATCATGTTCAGTGCTCCTTGTGGATCCGCACGAAGCACGCGCGGTGATAGAACTGGGTGGGAGTGCCGTCGAGGTCAACAAGCCACACGCCGTTGCGGATGAGAGCGGCGCGCAAGACGGTGAAGGCGATCGGGGTAATCGTCATCGCTGGACCTCTTCGGCGAGGGTATCGTTCATGGCGGTGATGAGCTGCGCGCATCGGTTGCGCTCGCCCTGCCAGTGGTACGCGAGGGTGTGATCGTCACGCTTACGCGCGTTGTCGATCTCGGTCTTGCAGTGCTGGTAGTACACGCGCAGTGCGTTGGCCGCGGTGTTGATGAGTTCGCGCTGCTCGTAGATCTCTTTGAACATCACACGGTCTCCTTCATGGTGGAGTCGATGTCGGTGAGCCGGTTGCGCACACGGTCGATGAAGTTGCGCACGGTGCGCCGCGCTGCCGCGAAGTCGTGGTCGATGCGGCGGTTGTAGATGTAGCGGTTGATCACGCCCGCCGAGTACAGCGTCGCAGCCAGGGTGAGCAGCGCACCGAGCACGAACACGCACCACGCGATCGCGGCGCTCGACGTGGCCAGGATGATCGGGGTGACGACGGCCGACATCGCCCAGCTGATGCCGACGCCGCCGGCCAGCTCAGCGATGACGGCAGCGACGTGCCTGCGCCACGTGGCTTCGGGCGCGAGCAGATCGGAGAGATCGAGGTACGGAAGGATCGAGTTCACGAGGTACTCCTGGGAGTGTGAGACGTATATGGCACGCGGATCGAGCGCGCGGGTGTTTGCGCACTCGGGGCTCAGCGGAAGACCCACGCGCGGGCCGAAGCGAAGGAGTTGCGCACCTTGTCGCTGAGCGCGCCGGTCGAGGCGTCGAGCACGAACTTCGTCGTGGCCACGCCAGCCAGGATCACCGCGCCGAAGCCTGCGAATGCGCCGAGCAGCCAGATCAGGTACGAGAAGAAGAACGAGCCGGTGAGCAGCGCGGCCCAGCCGACGAGGGTGATGACCACGGTGTCGGCCACGATGCCTGCGAGCGCAGCAGCGACGATGCCTGCACACACGGCGGCGATGGGGCGAGCCCATTGCTGCACGCGTGCGTAGGCAGTGGAGGTGGCGGCCGAGGTGCGGGTGAACGCGGTGTTGACGAAGGACATGGTGTGCTCCTGTGGATTGAAGGTGAGACACACGGGCATGCGGATCGAGCGCGGTGGTTTTTCGCGCTCGGCTATGCGCAGCGGCGTGCGGGGAGGGCAAGAGACTCCTTTCCCGCGGGCGAAACCGAATCCGAACTGGGGGTGGGGTTTCTGCGGGGTGGGGTGGGAGGGTCCAAGCCCGCGGAACGGGTCCCCTTTTCGGCTGAGCCCTCCACCCCGAAGCCACCCCACCCCCTTCGCCCTATGCCCTCCGCAAAAATTTTTCGCTATACTGCGCACGATCCAACTTAGAGCGAAGATCGGCGACCCATGCCCCGCAGCGTTTCCCGTCCCCCGCAGCGCAAACGCGGCGTAAACGCGGCGCAGCAGGACGAGACGATCCAGGCGCTGCGCAAGGAGAAGCTGAACGCGACCAACGCGCAGCTCGCCACCCTCGGGGACCCGAACAAGGCCCTCACGGAGAAGGCTCGAACCTTCGTGCGGTTGTGGGCGCAGGGCGAGACGATCCTCTCGGCGAGCTACAAGGCGGGGTACGCGGACAACGGGACGTACGCCTATCGCATCGCGCGGCTGCCGCACGTGGTTGCGGAGTACGAGCGCGAGAAGAAGGCGTACGAAGAGGCGTCGCAGATGACGCGCAAGCGGGTCATGGATGGCCTGCTCGAAGCGATCGACATGGCCAAGATGATGTCCGAGGCCGGGAACATGATCGCAGGGTGGCGCGAGGTCGCGAAGATGTGTGGCTACTACGCCCCGGTGGAGAAAAAGATCACGGTCGACACGGCCGGTAATGCGATTGCAGAGCGCTTGAACCGTCTGAGCGACGCGGAGCTTCTGAAACTCATCCAGCAACAGCCTGATGTTGTGGATGTGCAGTTCACAGAGGTTTCGAGTGGCCCGGACGCAGCCGAAGACGACGCCGAAGACAGCGCCTGACCCCCAGGTGAGCGCTCCCCAACGCGAGATGGCCTCAAGGGTCCTCTCCCGTCGTCGTCTGCTGCCGTTCATCCAGCGCTTGAACCCGAAGTACCTCGCCGGCTGGGTCCACGAGGACATCTGCCGCCGCCTGGAGCGCTTCAGCGACGACGTGGCGGCCGGGAAGAGCCCTCGGTTGATGCTGCTGATGCCCCCACGGCACGGCAAGAGCATGATCGCCTCGCAGAACTTCCCCGCGTGGCACCTGGGGCGGCACCCGGACCACGAAATCATCGCGTGCTCGTACAACATCGCGCTGGCCCTGGCGTTCAGCCGCAAGGTCAAGCAGATCCTGAACGATCCGGACTACCAGACGGTCTTCGACGCCCGGCTGAACCCGAATTTCCAGTCCGCAGAGGAGTGGGGGCTCGAAGGTCAGCCCGGCGCGTACGTCGCGGCCGGTGTCGGGGGCGGTATCACCGGCAAGGGCGCGCACGTGCTCATCATCGACGACCCGGTCAAGAACGCCGAGGAGGCGGACTCGGGGCAGACGCGCGAGTCGATCTGGGACTGGTACGGCTCGACCGCGTACACGCGGCTCGCGCCCGGCGGCGGCGTGCTGGTGATCCAGACGTGCTGGCACGACGACGACCTCGCCGGCCGGCTGCAGCAGGCCATGAAGGTGAACGACGAGGGCGACGAGGGCGACCAGTTCGAGATCATCAAGTACCCGGCGATCGCGGAAGCCGACGAGTACCTCGACGAGGACACCGATCTGATCGTCTATGACGAAGCGCCCGTGCACGGCCGGCTGCTGCGCCGCAAGGGCGAGGCCCTGCACCCGGCGCGTTACGACCTGCGCAAGCTGAGCCGGATCCGCAAGGTGCTCAAGGGCGGGCGGTGGTGGTCGGCGCTGTACCAGCAGAACCCGGTGCCGGATGACGGCAGCTACTTCCTGAAGGAGCAGTTCCGCCGCGCGTCGCTGCCCCCGATCAGCCGCGCGAACGTGTTCATGGCCTGGGACTTCGCGATCAGCGAGAAGGCGCAGAACGACTACACGGTCGGCTCCGTCGGGCTGCAGGACAGTGACGACGTGCTGAACATCGCCGAGGTCGTGCGGTTCAAGAGCGGGGACGCGTTCTTCATCGTGAACGCGATCCTCGCGCTCGCACGCAGGTGGAGCAGCCCGAGCCTCGTGATCGGCCTGGAGGACGGGCAGATCTACCGCGCGATGGAGGCGCTGCTGCGCAAGCGCATGCGCGAGGAGCGCTTCTACCCCGCGATCGAGGTGATGCGGCCGATCACCGACAAGTTGGCGCGCGCACGCGCGCTGCAGGGCCGCATGCAGCAGGGAATGATCCGCTTCGCCGAAGGAGCGGAGTGGTACGACCCGGTGCGGCACGAGCTGCTGCGCTTCCCCGCGGGTGTGAACGACGACTGCGTCGACTCCCTCGCGTGGCTCGCGCAGCTGGCAGTGGGGCGCGAACCGCCCCGTAAACCCAAAGAGACGCAGGTGAAATCATGGCGAGACCGCCTGAATTCGTATACGGGACAGACGGGGCACATGGCGGCATGACTGACGCTGCCTTCGCCGCCACCGACGGGTTTGCGATCGCGCAGGCCATGCCCCCGATGACTGCCGACCAGTTCGTCTTCTGGTTGCGCGGCCTCATGCACCAAGGACCCACGCTCGACGCCACTGCGCAAGCCACCATCTTCGGTGCGCTGCAGAAGGTGCACGTCGCCCAGCCCGGGCGCGCTCAATGCCGCTGTGGCGGCGCGGGACACTGAAATGCCGCAGAACTCCGAACTCGCCACGAAGACGTGGAATCGGTACGTGTGGTGCCGCGATAACGGGCACAGCACCTACATGGAGAAGCACGACAAGTGCGACGCGTTCTTCCGTGGGGACCAGTGGGACCGCGTCGATCTGATGAAGCTGCGCGCTGTCCAGCGCCCGGCGCTCACGATCAACAAGATCATCTCGACGCTCAGCACGGTGATGGGCGAGCAGATCTTCAACCGCAACGAGATCGCCTTCCGCCCGCGCAACAGGGCCGCACAGAACGTGTCGGAGACGCTCACTAAGGTCTTCAAGCAGATCAGCGACAACAACCAGCTCGACTGGAAGCGCTCGGACATGTTCGCCGACGGGATCATCGGCTCGCGGGGCTTCCTCGATGTGCGCCTGAGCTTCACCGACTCGATGCAGGGTGAGGTGGTCATCGACAAGCTGAACCCGAAGAACGTGATCATCGACCCGGATGCGGAGGACTACGACCCCGACACCTGGGGCGAGGTCATCGTGACGAAGTGGCTGACGGCAGACGACATCGCGGTGCTGTACAGCAAGGAAGACGCGGAGCTGCTGCGCAACCAGACGAACTCGTACTTCCCCTATGGCTACGACTCGATCTACAGCCGGCGCGACCGCTTCGGCGAGCCGTCGCACCCCTCGTATGGGGTGATGGACAACACCCTGCTGCGCAACATCCGCGTGATCGACCGCCAGCACCGCGTGCTGACGAACCAGAAGTTCTTCTTCGACCCGCGCACCGGGGATCTGCGCACGGTGCCCGAGGGCTGGGACCGCAACCGCATCGCCGCTGTGGTGGAGCAGCGCGGGTTCACCGTGGTCCCGCGACTGGTCCGCCGCATCCGCTGGACGGTGGTGGCCGACAACGTGGTGTTGCACGACGACTGGAGTCCGTACGAGCACCTCACGGTGGTGCCGTACTTCCCGTACTTCCGGCACGGGCGGACGATCGGTCTTGTGGAGAACCTGCTCGGGCCGCAGGAGCTGCTCAACAAGGTGTCGAGCCAGGAGCTGCACGTCGTCAACACGACGGCGAACTCGGGCTGGAAGGTCAAGGCCGGCGCGCTCACGAACATGTCCGTCGAGGAGCTGGAGCAGCGCGGCGCGCAGACCGGACTCGTGATCGAGGTCAACGAGATGGATGCGGCGGAGAAGATCCAGCCGAACCAGACGCCGTCCGGCCTGGACCGCATCTCGTACAAGGCTGAGGAGCACATCAAGTCGATCTCGAACGTGAGCGACTCGATGCAGGGCTTCGATCGGGAGGACGTCGCGGCGCGCGCGATCCAGACCAAGCGGCAGGCCGGCGCGACGAACCTCGCCAAGCCCCTCGACTCGCTGATCCGCAGCGACTACATCCTGGCGCGCAACGTGCTGGCCCTCGTGCAGGAGTTCTACACGGAGGAGCGGCTGATCACCATCACGAAGGACCGGATGACCGGGGAAAGTGAGCAGGTGGTGATCAACGAGGCGACGCCGGAGGGCACGATCGCCAACGACCTGACGATCGGCGAGTACGACGTTATCGTCAGCTCCGCGCCGGTCCGCGAGTCGCTGGAGGACAGCCAGTTCGAGCAGGCGGCGCAGCTGCGCGAGCTGGGCGTGCGGCTCCCTGACTCCGTGCTGATCGAGTCGAGCCGCCTGCAGCGCAAGACCGAGATCCTCAAGCAGATGCAGGGCGACAAGGACTCGGAAGAGGGCCGTCGCCGCGCGGAGCTGGAGCAGCGCAGCCAGGAGGCGGAGGTGTCCAAGGTCGAGGGCGAAGCGGCGGTGAAGCACGCCGACGCTGCGCTCAAGCAGGCCAAGGCAGGAAAGGAGGGCGTGGTGGCGCAGAAGGAAGCGGCCACGCCTCCCGACCAGGGCAACGACCTGGGCCTGAAGGCCGCGCTCGCCGAACATGACATGCAGCTCGACGAGCGGCGCTTCCAGCACGAGCGGGACATGGACAACCGCCGGCTCCAGCACGACATGCAGCTGGCGGAGCAGCGCGCAACGAACGAGGCGGCGCTCGCGGCGCAGAACGCCGAGACGGAGCGCGCAGCGGCACTGATCAACGCATCGAAACCCAACCCCACCCAACCCACGAAGGGAGAATGAGATGAACACGATGTTCCGACTGCGCCACGTACTGCGCGCGCCGGCCGGTGAAGACGGCGAGGACGGCGGCGCAGACCGCGGCGACCACTTCGAGCCGGACGGCGACGACGCCCCGGCGGCTGCGGCACCGGCCCCGGCGCGCTCCGCACCCGGGAAGGAAGACGCTGCCGACGAGACCGGTGAGACCGGTGAGACCGATGAGACCGCGGAGGGGCTGTCCGCAGGAGCGCCGGGAGCCGGCACGGAGGCGGAAGCAGGGACGGGCGACGAGGACGAGCGCGGGAAGGCCGGGCCGAAGATCCCACTATCGCGCCACAAGGCGATGCTGGACAAGGCGCGCGATCGCGAGGCGGCGCTGCAGCGGCAGATCGAGGAGCTGCGCCACAACAAGGCGGTCGTGGCCACGAACGAGCAGATCGAGGCGCTCGACGCCAAGCTGCCCGATCTGGAGACGAAGTACAACGAAGCGCTCGCCGACGGCCGCACGCAGGATGCCACCAAGCTGATGCAGGAGATCCGCAAGATTGAGCGCGACGCGGCGGAGCTGCGCAGCGACCTGAAGGTGAAGGCGGCCGAGGCGCGCGCCGTCGAGCAGGTGCGCTTCGACACCGTCGTGGAGCGCATCGAGGCGGCGTACCCGCAGCTGGACCCGACGCACGAGAGCTACGACGAGGCCCTGGTGGTGGAAGTGCTGGAGCTGCAGCGCGGCTACGCCCTGCAGAACTACGCGCCGTCGAAAGCACTGCAGAAGGCGGTGTCGGTGCTGCTGAAGCCGGCGACCTCGAAGCAGGAGACGGCGACCACGGTGACGCCGCGCGTCGACCCTGCTGACGCCGCAGCGAAGACCGCCGCGGAGCGCAAGACGGCGGCGGCAACGAAGGCCGCGTCGGCGGCGGCGCGACAGCCGGCGTCGATGAAGGTCGGAATGGACTCGGACCGCGCGGGCGGCGGCATCGACGCGAAGAGCTTCTCGCGTCTGTCGCAGAAGCAGTTCGCCGAGATCCCGGATGAGCAACTGGCCCGCGTACGGGGGGACGACCTGTGAACATCAGCGACATCGCTCGCATCGCGCACGAGGCGAACCGCGCGTACTGCATCAGCATCGGCGACCTCTCGCAGCTGCCCTGGCCGCAGACTCCGGACTGGCAGCGCGAGAGCGCGGTAGTCGGGGTCCGCGCACACCTCGCTTCGGACCTGACGCCTGAGCAGAGCCACGAGGCGTGGATGAAGCACAAGGCGGCCGAGGGCTGGGTGTATGGGACCGTGAAGGACCCGGTCGCCAAGCGCCATCCGTGCATGCTCGCCTACCACCTGCTGCCGGCCGAGCAGCGGGTCAAGGACATGCTCTTCCGCAACATCGTTCACGCACTCAAGGAGGCCCTCGTGCTCGAACCCACCACCGCTCCAGCCGACGAAATCGCAGTGGAGGCCGCCATCCAGGCGAAGGGCCTGGACGCCCCGCGCCTGCGCCCCAAGGACATCGACGCCGTGATCACGGGGGAGACGTTCACGCTGCTGCCGAGCCAGCGCGTGCTGGTGTGCGAGGTGACCCTGCGCAACGGGTACACGGTCCGCGGGGAGTCGGCCGTCATCAGCCCGGAGAACTTCGACATGGACATCGGCCGGCGCGTGGCGCGCGACAACGCGCGCAACAAGATCTGGGAGCTGGAGGGCTATCTGCTGATGCAGCGCCTGCACGAGGCGAAGTCCCCGCCGGCCCAGGTCGCATCTCCGGAGGGGTTCGACGCGTCGAAGGTGGGCGCGCTCGGTCGGTGATGTAGCCGCTGCGCCGCACGAAAGGGCCGCGCAAGTTGCGCGGCTTTTTCTTTTGGTCTAAGATGGATCGAACGGTTCGAGCGGCACGATAGCCCGCTCCTTCGCTCGCCTGAAGCGACATTCGGCAGACCACAGCCCCTATGTCCAATTTCGAGCGGAGTAAGACTCATGGCCCTCACCAATTTCGGTGCCCTGACGGCAGAACAGAAGACCATCTGGTCGATGGATCTGTGGCGGCAGGCCCGCAACATGTCCTTCATCAACCGGTTTCTCGGTGAAGGCCCCAACGCGCTGATCCAGCACATCACCGAGCTGAAGAAGTCGGAGAAGGGTGCCCGCGCGGTCATCACGCTGCTGGCGGACCTGACCGGGGACGGCGTCGCAGGCGATCGCACGCTGGAAGGCAACGAAGAGGCGATGCAGTCCTTCGACAAGGTCATCCAGATCGACCAGCTGCGCCACGCCAACCGGCACGAAGGTCGCATGGCCGACCAGCGCTCGGTGGTCGACTTCCGCAAGAACTCGCGCGACGCGCTGGCCTACTGGATGGCGGACCGCCTCGATCAGCTGGCCTTCCTGACCCTGGCCGGTCGGTCGTACACGCTGCGTCCCGACGGCTCGACCCGCACCGGGTCGGACTTCCCGCATCTGGAGTTCGCGGCGGACGTGGTCGCCCCGACGAACAAGCGCCGCCTGCGCTGGGACGTCAGTACGACGAACACCCTGATCGCGAACGCCAGCACCGGCGACGTGACCACCGCGGACGTCCCGAAGTGGGAGATGTTCGTTCAGCTCAAGGCCTACGCGAAGGACCGCTACATCCGCGGCGTGCGCGAAGCCGGCGGCGAGGAGACGTATCACGCGTTCCTCACCCCGACGGCGATGGCCAAGCTGAAGATGGACGATAACTACATGCAGAACCTGCGTCACGCTCAGCAGCGCGACGGCAAGAACCCGCTCTTCACCGGCTCCTCGGTCAAGATCGACGGGATCTACCTGCACGAGTTCCGCCACGTCCCGAACACCACGGGCATGACGACGAAGTGGGGCGGTGGCTCGGTCGACGGCTGTCAGGTCCTGTTCTGCGGCGCGCAGGCGCTCGGCATGGCCGACATCGGCGCTCCCGAGTGGGTCGAGAAGGGCTTCGACTACGAGAACCAGCAGGGCATCGCGGTCGGCAAGATCGTCGGCTTCCTGAAGCCCACGTTCAGCACGATCTACGAGGCCGGCACGGTCGAGGACTTCGGCGTGCTCAGCTGCTACTGCGCGCAGTAATTCGCGCGAGCGCCCAACCTCTACCGGAGAACAGACATGTCCCTGAAGAAAGCCACCCGCACTGCGCAGACGGTGCTCGAAGCGGAGTTCACCTGGAACTTCGACGACACCATGGTCAACACCGTGGGCAACACCGTCGATTTCGGGCTGACGAACCTGGGCGGCGCAGCCGGCAAGTTCGACGTCATCAACCTGCCGCCGGGCAGCGTGATTCTCGACGGCGAGCTGATCGTCGAGACCGCCTTCGACACCGCCGGTTACGACATCACGGTCGGCGACTCGTCCGTGGAGAACCGCTACCTCGCGTCGACCGACGCGAAGGGCCTCGGCCGCACCGCGCTGACGCCCACCGGGTTCCACAACACCGAGGGGCGGAACCTGCGCATCACGATGTCGTCCGACGACGTGTGTACGACGGGCAAAGCCACGCTGCGCGTGCAGTACGTGGTCGACGGCCGCGTCAGCGAAGTCGTTCCGCGCTGATCCTCCAGCGGGCTACGGCCCGCGCCTCCCCTTGGGGCCTCCCGTGAGGCCCCTTTTTTCAGGAGCCTCCAGTGAAGTTCACCATGCACCGCAACCACATCGTCAACTCCACGCTGGGCCACGCCCTGCGGTTCGAGAAGGGCGTCCCGCTCGAAGTGCCCCCGGCGCTGTACCCCGAGGTGATCGCCGCCGGCGGCATCCCGGAGGAGCAGACGGAGGAGATCGCCGCCACCCGTCCGGTGGAGCCGTCGGACCCGAAAGAGCGCGAGGACCTGATCGTGGCGGCGATCGTCGAGCTGGTCGAGCGCGGCGCGCGGGAAGACTTCACGGCAGGCGGCACGCCGGCTCCGAAGGCGCTGGCCGCCAAGCTGGGCTTCGCGCCCCGCACGACGGAGCGCGACGCGGCCTTCCGCCGCTTCCTGGCCGAGCGCGAAGCGGCGAAGGGCGAGTAATGACCCCCGCGGCCTTCCTGGCGCTCTTTCGCGACGAGATGAACGACTTGGAAGAGCCGTATCTGTGGAGCGATGACGACCTCAAGGTGTACACCGAGGACGCGCAGGCGATGTTCTACCGGCTGACCGGTGGGGTGCGCGATGCGACGACGGCCGACATCACGCAGATCTCGGTCACCTCGGGCACCGAGTGGTACGACACCGACCCGCGCGTCCTGAAGATCGTCGGGGCCACGCGCAGCGACGACGGGCGGCCGGTCGAGATCGTCAACTACGAGGATCTCGCCACGCGGCGCATGCGGTTCGACGGGCGCACCGGGCCGGTGACGGCCCTGATCATTGGTATGGAGCCGGACCGCGCCCGCGCGTACCCGGTGCCCAACGAAGCCGTAACCATTCACCTCGTGGTGGACCGCATGCCCCTCGGGCCGGTCTACCCGCCTCTCCTCACCGCCGCCTTCGAAGTGGATGAGCGGCACCACCTGCACCTGCTGTCGTGGGTCAAGCACCTCGCGTACTTGAAGCAGGACTCCCAGACTTTCGACCGCGGTCGCGCCGACGAGTTCGAGCAGCGCTTCCGCGCGTACTGCCGCACCGTCGACCTCGAATGGAACCGGCAGCGGCACAAGCATCGTACGGTGGTGTATGGCGGACTCTGACGTGATTAAGCAGATGACCGAAGAGCAGTTCCGTGAGTTCGTCGTGACCCAGCTGGCGCAGAAGCGCGAGCGCCTCGACGCAATCGAGCTGCAGCTGCGCGACGGGGCGACCCTGATGTCCCTGAATACCGCCGAGGTCAAGCGCCTCGCCGACGCGACGGCCGGCGTGGTGGCGGCGTTCGGCGCAGCGCAGGGCGCTTTCAAGGCGCTCGAATTCCTCGGCAAGATCGCCAAGCCCGTACTCGTGATCTCGGCAGCGGCAGCGGCGATCGCAGGCTGGGTCTGGTACTGGCGCGCGCGCCTTCCCTTCTGAGGAGCATCACATGGCTGGCGACACCCCCACCAACACCGTGACGAAGGCAGTGACTGCAGTCACCGACGGCGCGCGCGACTTCATCATGCAGATGCTCTCGATCTTCCTCGACAAGAACGCGCTCGCCCTGGTGGTCCCGCCGGCGGCGATCCTCGGGTTCATGGATCTGCCCAAGCTGCTGACGCTGCTGGAGTGGATGCTGTATGCCGCCGTCCTGGCCGGCTTCGCCATCCAGATCTCGCGCACCGTGTTCCCGCAGATCGGGCTGACCGAGATGGTCGAGAAGGCGCGCGAGACCCCGGAAGGCTCGTCTCGGGTCGTGGCCTCCATCGTCGTCTTTGTCGGCTTCCTCATGCTGGCCCTGGCGCTCTGGACGAAGCCGTGATCCCGTCGCTCGCCTCGCTCTACCTCCCGGTGCTGCTGTCCGTGCAGCAGACGGTGTGGCCCGATGCGCCGCTGCCGTCGATGCTGGCCGCCCAGGTCGAGCAGGAGAGCTGCATCTCGCTCACGCACCCGAAGTGCTGGAGCCCGCGAGCGGAGCTGAAGACCTCGCGCGAGTACGGCTTCGGTGTCGGGCAGATCACCCGCGCCTACAACGCCGACGGCAGCGTCCGGTTCGACAAGTTCAGCGAGCTGCGCGCGGCGCACGCCAGCCTGCGCGCGTGGACCTGGGAGAACCGGTACGACGCCCGCTACCAGTTCATCGCCCTGGTGGAGATGGACAAGGCGATCTACGGCCGCGTGGTCGGGGCAGGCACCACGCTCGACCGGCTGGCGTTCACCCTGGCGGCGTACAACGGCGGGGAGGGCGGCGTGATGCAGGATCGCACGCTGTGCCGCCGTACGCCGGGCTGCGACGCCGCTCGCTGGTACGGCCACGTCGAGCATCGCTCGCTGAAGTCGCGCACGAAGTGGAAGGGCTACGGCAAGAGCGCGTTCGAGATCAACCGCGAGTACGTGCACAACATCCTCGTGGTCCGTCGGCCGAAGTACGTGCCGCACATGGGGCGGGCATGAACCTGCTGGAGACGCTCGGCATCGGCGCGCTGGTGTTCGTGGTGGGGGCGTTCACGGGCGGCAAGCTCGTGCAGCGGCAGTGGAACGCAGCCGAGGCGGCAGCCGAGGTGGCGGCGGCCGAGGTGGCTGCAGCCGCGCAGGAGGCTTCCGCCCAGGAGGGTTCGAAGCAAGCCCAGGCCCAGGCCCGGGTGCTCACGGTCTTCAAGGACCGCGTCGTGTATCGCACGAAGGAGGTGCCCGTTGAAGTCCGTGTTCGCGAAGACGCTGAGTGTGTCGTGCCTGATCGCTTTGTCCGGATGTGGAACAGCGCCAATCAAGGCGTCGTTCCCGACGCCGCCGGGCAATCTGGTGCGGGAGCCGATCGAGCTGCGCAGCCTGACGCTGCCGACCGGCGCGAAGCTGTCGGACGTTGAAGCCCAGCACGAGCGCGAGGCAGAAGCGATGCACCTGAACACCGAGCAGCTCAAGGGCCTGATCAACTGGGTGCGCGAACAGCAGCGCGTGCACCGATAGAACGGCAGTCGGTCCCCAGCGGCGGGTGGGGACTGTCGTGCGAGTAAATGGGCTCGCTACCCAACCCGCCGCAGCTCCTGCGTGGGCGTGCCTCCTTTCACGCCTGCGCGGGACACCCTGAACTCCAACTACGATCGAGGTAAGACATGGCAAACGCCCTCTTCGACAAAGCCCGCCAGCGGTTTCTGGAGGGTCAGCTCACGTGGACCACGGACACCGTCAAGGCAATCTTGGTGGACACCGGCTCGTACACCGTGAATCTCTCGGCGCATGAGTATCTGTCCGACGTGTCGGGCGGCGCGCGCATCGCCACCTCGGGTGCGTTCGCAGGTAAGTCCGCCACGGGCGGCGCAGCGGATGCGAACGACGTGACGTTCAGCGCCGTCAGTGGGGCGTCGATCGAGGCGATCATCATCTACGTGGACACGGGCGTCGAATCGACCAGCCCGCTGATCGCATACATCGACACGGCGACGGGCCTGCCGATCACCCCGAATGGCGGCGACATCATCGTCACCTGGGACAACGGCACGAACAAGATCTTCAAGCTCTGATCGCGAGGTCGCCGTGGCACTGAACCGGTTCAACATCTCCACGGACACGGGTGCGCCGACGCTGAGCGGGACGGCGGGCGACCTCACGACCGTGCTGGACGCGGTGCTTGTGAACGGGTTCAACTCGGGCTCGTGCACGATCACGCGCTCGGGGTCGACGGCGACCGCGACCCGCACGAGCCACGGCTTCCGGAACAAGGCCGCGGTGCAGATCGCCGGGGCCTCGGAGACCGAGTACAACGGTATCCACCGCATCACCGTGCTGGACGCGAACACGTTCACGTTCGAGGTGGCGGGGACCCCGGCGACGCCCGCGACCGGGTCGATCACCTGCAAGCAGGCGTCGCTCGGCTGGACCATCCTGTACACCGGCACGAACAAGCGGGTGTACCAGCAGGGTGCGGGCTCGAACGGATTCGTCCTGCGGGTCGACGACACGAGCACCATGCTCGGCATCGCACGCATGGCGGAGAGCGCGACCGACGTCGACACCCTGGTAGACCCGTTCCCGACGACGGCGCAGGTCGCGACGTACTCCGTGATCCACAAGTCGACCGCGGCCTCCAGCACGACGCGCGCGTGGATCATCCAGGGGGACGAAGCCTCGTTCAACATGTTCGTCTATTCGACGGGCAGCACAGGGTACGGCCACTTCAGCTTCGGCGATCTGTTCGCATTCGACGTGACGGACGCCTTCGCGACGATCTGCGCTCCGGCGTGGGGCTCGGGCACGGGCAATCAGGCGTCGGGGTGGATCGGCCAGTCGCACCCCACCGTGAACTACGCGTCGACCACGTTCAGCGCTGCCACGATCGGGGCGTCCAAGAGCTTCGCCATCGCCCGTGCGGCAGACCAGACGACGAAGTCCGTCGGCGGGACGTGCTACACCCCGCTCCCGTTCGCGGCGACGAGCGACTGGTGGGGCAAGACGGCGTCCACCCTCCCGCTGCGCACGATTGCCGGTACGAACCACGTCGCCCTGGACGGCATCGTGACGGACAACACCCGGCTGCGCGGCCGGGTCCGCGGAATCCTGAACCCGGTCGAGAACCTGTCCTCGGGCACGCTCTACGACGGCGAGGACTACGGCCAGCCTGCCGGCTCGTAGTGGCACTCCGTCGCGATCTTCGAGAACGTCTTGGTGGGCGGGCAGGGCAGCATGCTCGTGCAGTATTCGGGGGAGCTGGAGTGAGGGCGCTGACGAACACCTTCTTCGGGGGCATGCACTTCGCCCCGAGCGTGTACGCTGGCGACGGCACGATCTCGGGCACCCTGGCCGATGACAACGGCGCGGTCGCGTACGGGAAGGTGTCGGCCCACGAGCGCAAGACGCGGGCGCTGTGCGGGCACACGGTCAGCAACCTGCTCGGCGTGTGGTCGATCGGCCATCTCGATGCGCGGCTCGAATTCATCATCGTCGCCACGGACCCGACGCGTGACAAGAACGCCGCTCGCGCGGACATGATCACCCCGGTCTGAGGACCGCCCTATGGCGTCCTACACGCCGCCCCTCGGCAACGCCGTCGAGTTCGACTTCGGCGCGGCGGCGTATACGCCCGCCGTTGGCAACGACGTCACCCTCATCCTCACCGCTGAGGCCGAGCCGATCTCGGTCCTCGGCGAAGGGTGGCTGAGCAGTTCGTTCGGCACGGCCGCGCTCGCGCTCCAGAATCGCGAGCTGCCGGTCGAAGGTTTCGACGCATCGTCGTTCGGCACGTCGCTCGTCACGTTCGACATCTACTTCCCGCCCGCGGAGAACGCAGTCGCGCTGACCTTCGACTCGTTCAGCTACACGCCCTTCAACGGCAACGCGGTCTTCCTCGACTTCGATGCGGTAGCGCTCGAACAGTTCATCACCGACGTCACGCTGGGCGGCGGCGAGGTGTTCGGCGGCCTGTTCGTGTCCGGTGGCGTGCAGGAGACCACACCGGACGGGATCTTCGAAGAGGCCTTCGGCGCGACGACGCTCTATAACCTCACCCAGGTCGTACTTGCTGCGGGCTGGACGTCGAGCGTCGTCAACCACTTCCTGAACCTCGTCGGCACGCCGGCGATCGCTCCTGGCGGCATCGCACCGTATCCGCAGACGGGGCCGACCTCGGGCTGGGAGGTGCCGCCGCCGGGCATCTCGTTCTACACGCGCTACATCGACCTCACGCTCGGCTACGGCATCTCCGCCGGGGCGTTCAGCCTGCCCGCCGTTACGCAGGAGGTGCAGTACACCGGCCCGTTCGGCGGGATCAACGAGGCTGCGCTCGGCACGGCGCGGATCGAGTACGCGGACCGTACGATCGAAGTCCCGTTCATCTCCAGCCTGTCGTTCGGCACGGCTGCCGTCCGGCACGAGATCGTTGTCGAGCCCGCCGGGCACGAGGACAGCGTGGTCTCGGGCGCGGCCGAGGTGGTCATCAACACGCGGCGGGTCTACGGAGAGGGCTGGACCAGCGCGGCGGTCGGCGAGCCCAGCGCCCGGCTGCAGTTCCGGAACGTGTACCCGCAGACGTGGATCAGCGCGTCGTTCAACCCACCGACGATCTACAACCAGACGCAGGCCCTGACGGTCGGCCCGTTCCTCGGCTCGAACCTGCCGCCGGAAGTGTTCGGTGCGCTCACTCGGATCGAGAACGTCGACCGGGAGCTGCGGACGTTCGGGCACAGCTCGTCGCGCCTCGGCCTCAGCGCATGGATCCGGAACGCTGCGCAGGCGGTGCTCCCCGGAGGGGCGGAGCAGACACTGTGGGGCAGCGCCCTGATCGCGCCCGCGATCCGCGATCTGCCGCTGCCTGGGTGGGACAGCTTCACGTCGACGTCGTACCACGTCGTCTACAACCTCGCGCGGCTCCTGCGCCCCGCAGGCATCGTGCCGTCCAACGCGTTCGGCGTGGCGACGGTCGGGAACCGGAACCGCACCGTACGGCAGGTGTTCCCCTATGAGGGGCAGTCCTGGGGCACCGCGTTTGCGGCCTACGCCGTGCGATCGCTCGCGCCCGGGGTGTTCGTCCTGCCGGCGGCTGCGATCCCGGGCGTGCGCCTCAACCCGCACCCCATCTCCCCCGCAGGCATCGCCCCGCCGCCGAGCAGCGGCCCGACGGTGTTCGAGCACTTCACGGTGTTCAGGCCGATCTCGACGAACGTGCACGCCGTGCCGTGGATCGGCGAGCCGTTCGTCTTCAACCGCAACCGCACGCTGTCCCCGACGACGCGGGACCACTCCGATTACGGCCGCCCGCGCATCTTCAACTACGTGCAGTCGCTGTCGATCACGGCGGGCGACACGCTGGTCTTCGGCCCGATCGTCGTTGCCCAGCGCACGCGCACTGTGCTTCCCGGCACGATCTCGGTGCCCACGATCGCGGTGACGCACCGGATCCGCAACGACTCCCCGGACCCGCCGTCGCTCCAGCGCGTGTACCCGGGCAGCATGTTCCTCGGCACGGAGCTGAACGTCGGGAGCTACGGGCTCCCCGACGTTCGCTTCCCGACCATTTACCCGCCGAGCCTGCCGACGACCTCGTTCGGTACGCTGACGGTGCGCACGAACGGCATCGCGCCGGGGAGCATCTTCAACGAGACCGACGACGTCGGCTCGCCGATCGTCGTGGGTCCGCGCTTCGTGTACCCGGAGCGAATCCCCTTCCCGAGCGAGCCGGGGCAGGGCGAGAGCGACCGGCAGTTCCCTGCGCCGCGTGTGTCGCCCCACACGATCTACGCGCCCGACGGGGACCAAGCCACGGCGCAGGCGGTCGAGAACCACAACGACGTCACGGGCTCGCGCATCGACGAGGATCTGTCCTCGCTCGCCGGGCAGCACTCGTACCTCGGCGGGTGGCCGTTCTTCGGCAAGCCGGAGGTGTCGAACTACAGTCGCAGGCTGCAGGCGCGGTGGTGGCCCAGCGACTCGAACCCGGAGCCCGGCGCGCGCTTCGGTGACGCGGAGGTCGCCAACCGCCTGCGGCGGGTGTACCCAGCCGGGATCCGTAGCGACCGGTACGGGCTGGTCGTGTTCTGGGGCGTGGCGCAGTACATCACGCTCGACGCGGAGAACGACGGCATCGAGCCCGCGGAGGCGTTCGGGGCGGCGACCGTCGAGCCCTACCTACTGAACCGGCCGGTGTACCCGGCGGGGTTCGATGCAACTGGGTGGGCCAGCACGACGCTGGTCGAACTGCTGAACCGGACCGTCGCGATCGCCGGCATCCCTCACCAGGGCAACCCGACGTCTCTGCCCCCGTACGACGTATCCCCGTTCGGGATCACCACGGTGGGCTACCCGCGCGAGTACACCTTGGGCGGCTACGACATGACGCTCTGGGGCGATACCTGGGTGTCGCACCGGGTACGCTCGCTGCCGGTGGAGGGCTTCGAGTCGCTGTCGCTGATCGACGAGGACATCGGGACGTTCCACGAGCGCATGACGGTCCGCGGCAAGGCCCGCACCGGGACGATCGCAGGGATTCCGCCCACTGTGGCGTTCGGCACGCCTGACGTCAGCTCGGGCGTTAGATCTATTTTCGGTCGAACGGTGTTCGGCTATACTGGCGGCGTCCCTTCTGTCAAGACGGTGAACTACGTTCAGCCCTCGGGCTGGGAGAGCCTCGCTGTCGGCGACATCGACGAGTGGGAAGCGGACAAGGTCAAGGCGCATGGCGACGATCTCAGCTACCTCGGGGTCCCGCGCATGGGCCGGGCGGTGTACCCCGATGGCGTCGATTCGGAGGAGGCACCCATCGCGCGGGTGGCGGTCCCGATCTACGTGGGCGGTATGCCTGAGATCGGCTTCGCCGGGCCGAGCGTCACCAACCCGTACGGCTGCTCGAACAGGGTCATCACCGTACTGCCGATCCTGTCGCCCTCCACGCCAACCCCTGCGGTCGCCTGACACGATGAAGTCCAAGCAGATCCCTCTCCCGGTCCTCGGCGTCGACGTGCTGTCGGATGAGACCGCCATGAGCGACAAGGTCGTGCGCGAGGCGGCGAACGTCGACCTCGGGCGTTCCGGGGCGTTCAGCCGCCGGGATGGGTACGCGCGCGTCGTGTCGGGTGACGACTTCCACAGCCTCGAATACCTGCCGCAGCGCGGGTGGACGGTCGTCGCACGGCGCGACCGGCTGTATCGCCTGAACCTGACCACCTACGAGCTGACGCTGCTGGCTTCGCTCGACTCTGCGCACCCGCTGCGGTACACGGAGTACAACGGCAACTTCTACTTCTCCAGCCGCACCACGAGCGGCTGGGTGCCGGCGGGCGACACCGTGCCGCGCCGTGTCGGCGTGCCGACGCCCTACGTGGCCCCGAGCCTGTCTGCTGGGAATGGCTCGCTGCCGGCGGGCACGTACGGGCTGGTGATCACGCTGGAGGACTCGCGCGGCGAGGAGGGCGGAGCGACCCCGGTCCAGACGATCGAGCTGACGGCCGCGGGCGGCATCCTGATGGCCAACCTGCCCCAGGTCTCCGGGTGGGCGGTGAACGCTTACCTGACGTCGGCCGACGGCGAGATCCTTTACCACGGAGCGCGCTTCCCGGCGGTGTTCAGCACGTACCTCCTGACGCAGCCTGCCAACGGCCGCGTGTGCAGCACGCAGTTCCTGACGCCACTGCCGGCGGGGGAGTTCCTGTGCTGGCACGCGGGCCGGCTGTACACGGCGCTCGGCGACTCGCTGGCGTTCTCGCAGCCGATGCGCCCGCACCTGTCGGATGCCGCACACGACCGCATCCCGTTCCAGGCGATCTCGTTCATCGAGTCCGTCGGCACTGGGATCTTCGTGGGCGACTCGCGCGGCGTCTGGTTCCTGGCCGGGGAAGACCCATCGAAGTTCGCCTTGCGCCGCGCGTCCGCCGCGACTGCAGTGCACGGGTCGAGCATCCTGGCGCAGGGCCGGCACTTCCCCGAGAAGAAGGCCCCAGCCGACGAACCGGTCGCGCTGTGGCTGAGCGACGTCGGCTACCTGCTCGGCCGGAGCGACGGCCAAGTAGTCGAACTCGAACCCGATCGCATCCGGATCCCGTCGCCCCTCGCGGGGCGGTCGGCGTTCCTGCTGCGCAAGGGCATCAAGCAGGTGGTGACACCTGTCAATTCGGTAGCGGTGAAGGTCTCCGGAGCTGCCCATGACTCTGCAACTTCGTGAGGTCCTCACATGCTGTCGAATGAACTGCGCAAGCACGCCCGGGAGTTCCTCGGGTATCTGAAGAACCGGAAGTACGAGCGCACGGAGCGCGGAATCTACTTCCCTGTGGCTCGGGCGTTCGCGTCCGGCGAGTACACCCACAACGTGAACGGTGCGGACGAGCGCGTCGACCACAACCTGCTGGTCGATGAGGGCCTCGACTACCTGCTGACGGTCGGGCTTTTCAACGGCACGAAGATCGGCACGTGGTATCTCGCGCTGTACGGCGGCAACTACACCCCGGTGGCAGCGCTGACTGCGGCGAGCTTCCCGGCAACCGCGTCGGAGATCACCAGCACGACGGAAGGCTACACGCAGACCGTGCGCCAGACCTGGGTGCCGACTGCGCCGAACCCCAACATCATCGACAACGTCGCCTCGAAGGCTGCGTTCACCATCGCCACGGCCAGCTCGCTCGTCGTGTACGGGGCGGCGCTGCTGAGTGAATCGACGCGCGGGGCGACCACCGGCACGCTGATGTCCGCGACGAAGTTTGCTGCCGCGAGGACGCTCTACAACACGGACGTCTTCAACCTCGGCTACCGCGTCCAGCTGGTTGCGGAGTAAGTAGTCGTGGCCGCTTCCGGGGTCGGCTGATGTACGACGGCACCCCCTCGATCCGCCTCGAAGGGGACAAGGCTCGTGCACTGGCCCTGGTCCCGGATGCGAAGGCGCTACTCGCCCGAGTCCAGGACTTCGTCCAGGCCTCGGGCGTGTCGACGTTCGGCACGACGCGGCGCGTCAGCGACGACACGTACATCTACGTGCTCATCGCGCAGGGGATGCTCTTCGCACACATCTCGGTCGACCCTCACGCGGTCGACACGGT